CCGCATCACGCTGTACAGCCCCACGATCCGGTCCGCCTCGGCCTGCGCATCCTCCTGCCGCCAGAACAGCGAGACGAAGGGCGCGGCCACGTCCGCGTGCCGGTAGTGCGGGTGCAGCGGGCCAGCGGCGTACACCTGCCCTCGGAACAGCGCCGTCAGCTCGTCGCGGCGCGCCTGCGGCACGTCCACCACGTCGGTGACGAGATCACCCGCGCCGAGCGCCTGTGCGTTCGGGCGGTAGGCAAACCGGCGGGTCAGGTTCGGGGCATCGTCCGGCAGCGCGATCAGATCCTCGGCCAGGACTTCGGCGATCAGCTCGAACGCCGGCACCGCGACGGACTCCGGCGCGACGACACGGGCGAAGCGCAGCACGCCGTCCGGGGCTTGGTACATCCCGGCGCCGTAGCTCGGCAGGATCGCCGCCAGCGCCGCACGCGCCGTCACAGCCTCGCGGGAGTAGTACCCCACCCCGGCATAGCCGGTGGCCGCGTCGATGCCGCTGGCGTCGTTTCCAGCCCATGCCGCTTTGCCGATCCGACCGAACACGTCACCCAGCGCCTGCCGCAGCGTCGCCGGCTGCTGCCCGGCCCCGATGCTGGACACGTCGGCGACCACCGGGCCGACCGGCGGCGACTGCATAAGCAACTGCTGCCCGCCCGGCGCGAGCTGGAACGTGCCCGGCTCCATCAGGTCGCCGCGGTCCATCACCGCCGACACGCTCACCGGGCCATCGGCCAGGAACAGCGCCGAGCCATCGGAGTTGGCGCCGAGCGCCGGCGCGCTCGCCACAGCGCCGATCACCACCGGCTGCGCACTCCAGGCCAGGCCGGGGATGTTCGGCAGGAACACCGCGCGCGTGATCGGGTCGTCCAGGTCCGCGTGCGCGTCCAGCAGGGCCAGCCGCTTGTCGCCGTCGCCGGCGATCTCCACGCGATCGATCACGAACCGGCCCACCGCCACGGTATCGGCGAGCATTCCGCCCGCCGGCCCCTGCCGGATGGAGACCGGCTGCCCGGCGCCGCCGGAAAGCGCGAGGTCATCCAGCAGCCCGTCAGCGTCGTGGACGAGGCAGTCAGCCACGGTCGTCTGCGTCGCGCTGCCGCCCCAGACCCAAAAGCCGAGCGCCGACATGATGGTCACGCCCTCGGCCAGCAAGCCATCGTATCGGGCATTGGCCGGCGTGTCGCCCGGCGCGGTCAGGAAATCCGCATCGGCGATGCCGGGCGCCGCGGTGGGCACACGGCGCAGCGGCCAGCCCACCGCCGCCGCCGGCCCGCTGGCGACCCACTGCCCGGCGTTGACCGCAAGCACCAGGCCGCCCGCCTTGCTCGCGCCCAGCGACGCGGCGAAGTACAGAGGCCCAGCGAGCGCCGCCGAGCCGGCGTGCACCAGCGCACCATTGCGGTACAGGCGCACCGTGTTGGGCGAGCCGATGACCAGCTCCACGCCCACCATGTCGCCCTTGAGCACCAGCGGCAGGCCAGAAGCCACCGTGGCGCCGCCCACGCGCAACGTGCCGGCGGCCAGGTTCCAGCCGATGCCGCCAGCAGAGCCCAGCACGGCCGACAGCGACGCGCCGGCGTTGACCACGCCCACGACCGCCTGCAGGGCATCGTCACCCCATACGGCGAACTCCACGCCCACCGTGCCAGCGTCTTGGGGAATGTCCGACCGCGCCGTGCGGTTGATGTCGGCCGCCGCTGTCGTGGCGAGGGTCAGGCCGCTATCGCGCGCGGACAGCGCCGGGCCGATGGGAACGGCGGCGAACCGCCCGAAGGTCTCACTCATAGGGAATCGAACCATGCCTGCGCGTCGTCCTCGTCCAGGACGGGCACCAGCGAGTCGAGGTAATCGGCCAGCTGGCGTTTGGTGCCGGCCGGGCTGTGTGCGGCGACGGTGTAGGCCACAAGCGCGGCGGGCTTCTGGTGCAGGCTCACCGGGTCAATGGGGTTCCGCTTGTGGAACTCCCACATCTCCAGGAACTGGCGCCGCGACATCGTGGCGCGCAGCTCTTGGACGGGCCGGTGGTACGTCACGGACAGGACGCACCAGAACCACTCCTCGCCCTTGCGGCTTAGGCGTTTCCCGCCTGCTCGGCCGCGGCGGCTGCCTTCTCACCGAAGCCGGCGTGCTTGAGCGCCACATCCTGGAACTTGGCCGCAACCGGCGGTTTCAGGCGCGCGGCGTCCTCCACCGTCATGATCGCCTTGCCATCGGCATCGCAGATGGTTGCCGCGATCAGCTTGGCGCGGTCGCCGTCGGCCCACAGCTTGCGGAACTCCGCGTCGGGCAGCTCACGTACGCAGAACTCGGCGGTCACGCCGGGGCTCAGTTCGATGGTGTCGGGGCGCACGTCCGGCGAGGCGAACATGCCCAGATCCTGGAAGGTATTCAGGAGGGACTTGGTGACGGTGGTGTCAATCACCGCCGGGGTGGTGGTTTCGTTGGTCTTGCTCATGGCCGTTTCCTTGTAATGGCGGCAGACCGTGCGGGCCGCGCACGGCGAACACGCGGAGGTTCCGCACGGTCTGCCAAAGAGAAGGCCCGCCGAAGCGGGCCGGGTGCATGCCGTTGCCAACCCTTACGGGCCGGTCGGTCGGTGCGTGGTGACCGCGCCGGAGCCACGGATGGTGATCGTGGCCTTCCACACGTCGTTGTCCTGGCTGGTGACCGCAAAGTTCTGCACGAAGCCGTCGAACTGCTTGGACAGCACGTCGGTGGGCGGGGTGATGATGCCGCCGACAGCAGCCGGCTTGGCCGCACCCTCGGTTTCGGACAGCGGCGCAGTGACGAGCCAGTTCACGACAGCACCGGTCTTGTGCAGTTCTTCCAGCTCCTCGTGATCCACGCTGTCGTAGATGATCTCGATGCTGGTGCTGCCGGTCTGCTTGCGGCCTGCAACGAACTGATCCCACTCGTCGTCATAGTCCGAAATGTCGATTTCGGAGGCCTGACCATCGGGGAAGCCGACGCTGCGCAGGCGGGTGACCTTGATCACTTCGGTGGCCGCGATGGCGACGAACAGCTGGGAATGCTTGGATTTGATTACCTGACCCATGGGGTTTCCTTGTATTGCGCCCGTCGCCGGGCATGAAAAAAGCCCCTTGCGGGGCCGGTGGATTGCCGTTGATTCGGTCAGCGCAGCTGCAGCAGCCGCGCGTCGAACGAGATGCCGTAGGCGCCCGTCTCGTCGTCGTCCGGCGGCGGGTTGTAGGACTCGATACTCCCGCGCCGCTCGATCTCGTCGCGGATCGCCACGGCGGCCGCGTTGGCTTCGGACAGCGTGGCGCCCCAGACGGTGAGCCGCACCCGCCAGCCATCGGCCGGGGGCGGGTCGGACAGCTGGGCCGACGGCGAGCCGTGGACCGTCGCCCAGGTGACATAGGGCATGGGCGTGTCGGCGGGCGCGGTGCCCGGAAACGCCCGGATCGGGTCGCCCAGCTGCGCGCGCACGGCGGCCGAGTCCTGCAGGATGCTTTGGATTCTGGGAACCATCATCGCCAGCCGGTCTCCTTGGTGTACTTGTCGATGGCCTTGCGGGTGGCGTCGATCACCACCTGCGCCGCTTCCGGCCCCTTCGCCTCGGCGGCCGGCGTCAGGAACGGCTCGGCGGCCATCTTCTTGGTACCGAACTCCTTGAAGCGCCAGTAGTACACGTCGCTCGCTGGCCGGTAGCTCTTGCCGACGCGACGCATCCGCTGATTGCGCTTGGTGTTGGCGTACTTCCGCCGCTGGCCGAGCATCACGCCAACGGTGTAGTACTCGCCGCCCTCACCCACTCCCGCCTTGCGGCGGTTCTTCGCGTTCGCGCGACGGGTGACGATCTGGCGCGCCATCGCGCCCGAAGCCTTGGGAGCCCGGCGCCGCGCTTCGTCGCGGATCAGGTTGCCGCCGGCGCGCATGCCGGCCTGCAGCGGCTTGCCCTGGACAGCCTTCGGCAGGCCGCGCAGCGATTTCAGCAGGCCATCCAGCCCCTCGATCTCGATGCGTTCAGCCATCGGACACCCCGGAATCCACCATCAGCGTGATGTGGCGGCGCGCTGTGGCATCCGGCAGAACGGCCCGGATGGCGTAGACAGCCCCATCGAACAGCACCCTCATCGTGGGCAGCACGCCCGGCAGATGGGGAATCTCCATGCGCGCATCAACCCGACCGTGCTCCGCCTGCGCGGCGATGAACTCACGGCCGGACAGCGGCACCACCTCCGCCGGCACGTCGGGGCGCCAGTCGGCCCACATCTTGGCATCGCCGCCGAGCGGATCGCGGACGGTCTGATACGCCTGCAGCATGATGCGGTGGCGATACTTGCCGGCGCGCCTCATGGGCGAAACCTCCGATAGGGGAAGGTCAGCCGATCCACGGCCGGATTCTCGGAGAGGCCCTCCGTGGCGGCTTCGCGGTTGGCATAAAGGTCAGCCGCCAGGAGCAGCACGGCCGCCTTGAGTGCCGCCGGCGCCGGCCCGGGCTTCGTCGTGATGCGGATCGGGTAGTCGTCCGGCCCGCTCACGACCTCCGCCGGCTCGATGGGCAGCTCCGTGCGGTCAGTCCCTACCGGCGTCCAGTCGTAGGTGGCCATCGCCAGCGCGTAGCCGGTTTGCTGCTCCACCACCTCGCGCGCCGCCGTGAGGTACCCGCGGATCAGCAGGTCGTCGGCGTCGTGCAAGACGACCATATGCCGCTTGGCTTCCTGGAGGGATACCGGCTCGCCATCCTCCGTGGCGGCCGTGACGAGCCGGAGCGCCATCATTCCCTCCCGGCCAGGGCCGCCGGATGGGTATCGATCAGGCCGCCGAGCCGCAGCTGTTCCGCATGCGCGGCCGGCACCTGCACCACCTGTCCGACCTTGCCCAGGTGGTTGTCGCTCAGTACCAGGGCCGGGACGGTTTCGCCCGACTTGGCCGGCGGCGGGGCGGCATCGCTTTCGCCTTCGGGCGGCGCGCCTTCGTCGCCCTCGTTGTCGGCGAGCGCCGCCGCGCCATCGCCGGCAGCCTGTGGGTCGGCCGCCTCCGGCGCGGGCGGCTCTGCCGGCGTGTCGCCCGCGGTTGCGGCGGGAGCATCAGGCGCAGGCACCGGCCCATCTTCCACCTTGTCGGCGGCGGCCGGCGGGGTCTTGTTGCTGTTCTTTGCCATGTCGTGCTCCATGGCGGCGCCCCATTCCCAGGACGCCGCGTGGTTGATGGACGGGGACGGTTACGCCGCGGCGCCGTGCTGGAAGGTCTTCACCGCGCCGCCGACATCGATCAGGTTGCCGCCGGTACGCATCCACGCCAGGAAACCGACCTGGCCTTTCTTCACGTAGGCCGAGTCGTTGAAGCGGAACATCGTCAGGGCCATCACATCGCGGATCTTGTAGTAGCTGAAATCGCCGAACGCGATGGACTTGGCGCCGGCCGCCGGCGAGGCCACATGCTGGTTGATCTGGATGTCGCGGTTCAGCAGACGATCCGGAGCACCGCCCGGGTTGCCCTGCTCGTAACCGGGGACGAAGATCGGGCGGCCCTGGTCGTCCTTGACCTTGCGCACCAGCTTGAGCATGTCATCGTGGAACATCCACTTCGCAGCAGCGCGGTAGGACGCATCGACGCTGTGCTCCAGGTCCACCAGGTCGTCGTAGGTGATGACCGGCAGCGCCGACACCCCGCCGATCTTGCCGACGCTCGCCGCAGTGATGATGCCCATCGGCTGGCCGGTGCCGCTGCCGAGCGTGTAGTGGCGGTTGGTGATGCGGCCCAGACGCGACTGCAGGCGACGCTCGATGAAGCCGGCGATGTCGGCGGTGCTGTCCTGCAGCAGCTCCCACGGCACGGTGACCACCTTGGAGCTGTACTTGTAGACCTGCAGGCCCTTGGTGCCGAAGGAGACATCCGCGTCGGTTGCCGACTGGTTCTCCGCCACGATCTCACCCTCTTCCGAGGTGCCATCGCTGGTCGGGTACTGCATCGGCTCGCCGCCGGCGGTGCGGAACACGTCCGCCACCTGGCGCATGCCGCCATACGCCTTGAGCGCGTCCAGGATCTGTTCGGCCAGCGTGGTGGGCACGGTGTAGCCGCCCTGCTCGGGATTGAGCGCCGGATTGCCGGACATGGCCGCGTTGACCTGCTTCCAGTCCTCGGCCGACAGCGCGCTATCGCCGCCGCGCGCCCAGCGGTCGAACAGGCGCATCTCGTTGGACGGCTTATTGCCGCCGCCGGCGTCGTCGTCGCCCCGCTCGCGTGCGCCGCGCTCGCGCATGGCATTGTCCGCGGTCAGGTCCATCACCTTCTGGTGGCGCTCGATGGCCGCATCGATGCGCTCGATCTCGGACACGTTGTCGTCGTACTTCTTCTGGTCCTCGGCGGTCCAGGTGTTGCCGTTGCCGGTGCTGGTGTCCAGCAGGTTGCGGGTGTCCTTCGCCAGCTGGGTGCGGCGCTCCCGCTCGGCCTGGATGTTGAAAGGCATAGGTGTCGATCCTCTTGGCAATAAAAAACCGCCTTTCGGCGGTCGGGGGTGTGGCAAGCGGGAGCCGCTTACGCTGGGGCGCGCTCCAGAAGCGCCAAGCGGCGCGACAGGGCACTTTGGTGGGCGGTGATGTCCTCGCCATCATCCGCGCTGTTCTCGGGCCGCAGGAGCGCGGCCGGCGTATTGCTGTAGGCCGACAGGTCCCACTTGTTGCTGGCCTTCTTATTGCTGACGACCTCGACCACGCGGTCAGCGAAGCCGTGCTCCTTCGCCTCGTCGGCGGTGAACCACGTTTCCTCGTCCATCCACTGGAGGATCTGGGCCTCGTCCTTGCCCGTGCGCCGGGTGTAGTCGCCGGCCAGACCGGTGTCGATCTTCCCCAGCAGGTCGGCGGTCTTGCTCATGTCCGCCTTGTTGCCGATGGCGATGGTCCAGGCGTTGTGGATCATGAAGCCGGCGCCCTGGGTGATCTCCACCTCGTCGCAGGCCATGCAGATGCCGGTCGCGGCCGAGGCGGCAAGACCATCGACATGGGCAATTACCGTCGCCCGGTGCTGGGAGATGGCGGTCATCATCGAGCGCGCGGCGAACACGTCACCGCCCGGCGAGTCGATGCGCAGGTGGATCACGTCGGCGTCGATGGCGGCCAGGGCCTGGGCGAACATCGTTTCGTCAATGTCCCCCCACCATCCGCCGATGACGCCGTGCAGGTAGATGGTGGCCTCCTTGCCGTCCGACTCAGCGCGGACGGGCTTGGACTTGCTGGCGTTATTCTTCGCCAGCTGGAGCAGCTTCGGGATCGGCATCTGGATTTCCTTCGTTGTCGTCGGGCGGCTGCTTGGCCGGCGCCGGGTCTTTCGGTCGGTACAGCTCGTCGCCGCCAGCAATGGGCGGCAGGTTCTTGAGGCGGCGCACCTCGTTGACGGTCATCCAGCCCTGGGCGCCAGGGCCGCCGAGCGCCTTGCCGAAGTACTCCGCCTGGGCCTTGGAGTCGCCGGCCAGCAGGCTATCGACGTTGTGCTCGGTGAAGTAACGCACGGTCCGAAAGAGCTTTCGGTTCAGCTCGTCTTTGATCCGGCGTAGGTGCGGGCCAAGGGTGTGCTTCACGAAGCCGATGCCCATCTGCTCGATGCCGGTTCCCCAGCTCGTCGCCTTGCTGGTCTCGCCGATCATGTGGGGCGGCACGCCGAACGCGCGCGCGATGTCGATCACCTGCCACTGCCGGGATTCCAGCAGCTGCTGGTCCACCGCCGACATCGTGAGTTCCTTGATGTCGAGCCCTTCGGTCAGGATCAGCGGGATTCGCCGGTTGCCCTGCATGCCGCCGTACTTCTTCACCCATGCGGCGCGAAAGTCGTCCTGCGCGCCCTGCCCCATCTCCTTCGGGGTGGTAATCGCCACCTCCGGCTTTCCGCCTTCGGCGAAGAACTTGCCGGCGTGCTCGTCGCCTTGGATGGCGATGCCGATGCCGTTGCGCGCGCCCCACTGGATGACCGACATCCCGTGCGTGCCGTTGAAGCCGAAGCCCGGGAAGTGCAGCACGTCGTCCTGATCGACGGTGAAGTACCCATCGTCGTCGTGGAACGTGTACTGCAGGCGCCGCGGATCGCGGGGGCTCGACTTCGGCTGTTCCAGGATCATCACCCGGTCCCGCGGCCACGGAATGAACCCGGTGGCGCTGCCCGAGCGGTTGCGGGTGATGTAGGCGATGCCATCGCCCCGGAGCAACATCTGCGCGACCAGGAACTCCCAAGCGGCACCGGCCGGCCACGCCGCGGAGAACTGCTCGTTGAGCAGCCACCAGTAGTCGTGGTCGGCGCGGACGCGGGCCTCGCCGGTACGTTCGAACACCGGTAGCGGCAGCTGCGCGATGGCGCCGGCGATCAGGGTCACGCACCCGAATACCGCCGACACGCGCATGGAGGTGGCAGGGCTCACGACCGCGCCGGAGGCGGTGGTGGGATTGCCGAAAATCTCAAACATGCGCAGGCTGGAGGACGAAACCGTCTCCCCCTCCACCACGTTTCCAATGGTCGGCTCGATCCGGTCCCGTGGGTCAGGGCGCCGGCTGTTGTCGAATAGTCCAAGCATCATTCCATCACCACGAAGCCCTGTTGGATTTGCGTTGGCTCCTGCACCTGCAGCGCGCGAGCCATCGCCATGATTAGCGCCACGGCGCCGTCGATCTTGTTCTCGTCCCGCTCCTTACGTGGATAGACGTTTTCTTTTGCATCGACACGCGCCACGACGTTTCCGACCATCCAGGTCATCGCCGCGTTGCCGTCGTGCCAGAGCCGGCGCGCCAGCGTCAGCGCCTCCACCTCTTTCATCGGCTCGGAGAGGTTCCGCACGGACTGCGCCATCTCCACCACCGGCAAGCCCTCCTGCCCCAGACGGGTCATCAGGTAGGTCGCCTGCGCCGGGTCATAGACGATGTCGCGCACATCGACGCCGCGGGCGGCCAGCTCCTTCAACTCTTCCTCGATGAAGCCGTAGTCCGTCATGTTCCCCGGCGTGGAGACCATCAGCCCGTCCAGGACGAAAAGCTGGTACTGCTCGTTCTCCTCGACGGCCGATTCCGGGACGTAGAAGCGCGGGATCGCGTAGTAGCTGCCGTCGCGCTCGAACAGCAGGACGACCGCCGCAACGTCGATCTTCGATGCCAGGTCAACACCGATCCAGCACGGGCAGCCGGCGAAGTCGTCAATCTCGAAGGACCGCTTCTGCCGCTGCCAGGCCAGCATGTTCATCCACGCCAGCCGCGCGCCCACCCAATCGTTCAGGTGCTTGGTCCGGAACGCGGACTGCTTGCGCGCCGACCGCTTGGCCTGGGCCAGCTGTGCCAGCAGGAAGGGCTCGAACACGGACACGCCGTAGTTCGGGTTGGCCTTCCGCAGGCTCGCCGGATCATCCCAGCGGTCGCCCTCGTCAATGCCGTAGATGACCCCGAACACGGTTTCGTCCTGGACCTCGCCCTCCAGGATGCGGATCACATCGCGCCGCTTCTCGTAGCAAGGCCCGGCCAGGTTGGTGCCGGCCGTGGTGATGATGCATAGCAGCGGCTGCTCGCGCGCGCCCATACCCGTCTGCATGGCATCGACCATGTGGTCGGTGTCGTGCTCGTGGTATTCGTCCACCAGCGCGGCGTGCGGGCTGGAACCGTCGCCGGGCTTGCCGATCATCGGCTCGAACTTCGACATGTCCTCCATGACGAACATGGGGCCGGGGTTCTTGGGGTTCCCCGACTGATCGATGCCGAAGCGCGCGCGCAGTGCCGGCAGCTTCTGCACCATCTGCCACGCCGGCCGATAGACCTCGAACGCCTGCTTCTCGCTGGTCGCGCCCGAGTAGACCTCGGCGCCGGCCTCGCCATCTGCCGCGAACAGGTACAGGCCGCGCGCGGCTAGGCGCAACGACTTCCCGTTCTTGCGCGGCACCTCTTCGTAGGCTTCCCGGAACCGGCGCAGGCCGGAGCCCTTGTAGACCCAGCCGAACAGGTTGCACTCGATGAAGTGCTGCCAAGGCTGGAACACCAGCTTCTGGCGCTGCGCCGCCCACTTGCCCTTGGTGTGCGGCATCATCTCCATGAAGCTCACTGCGCGGTCCGCCTTGGCGGCGTCGTACTTGTAAGGCCAATCCGGCCCGCGGCGCTTGAGATCGTCAAGGAACCGCTGGCAGGCCAGCCGCGCGTACTTGCCGGCCGGAATCTTGCCGGCCACGACGCCGCGCGCGTAGTCCTTGGCAGATTCGGTCGGCGTCATGCGCTAGAACTCGTCGAAAGGATTGCCCTCCGGGGGCTTCTCGGTCCCCAGCTTCTGCCGGTCGGCGGGCGTCAACCCCAGGCGCGCCAGGCACCCGATCAGGTGGGAGTACTTGGCGGCTTTGAACTCGGCCCGGTTCGCGCGGAACTCGGCCAGCAGGGAGGCCGCCACCTCCATCACGAACCGGTCCGATGCGGTCAGCACCCCCGGCAGCGCGCACTTCTCCAGCTCCCGCCACACCTCGGCCACGTCCTCCGGCAGATGGGCCGGCGCCTTGCCCAGCGGCTTGCCCGACTTCGGGGCCGCCTTGGTGTACCGCTGCGGGTTTTTCTTGTCCGCCCCCTTGAGCTGCGCCAGCTCGGCGGGCTGCTTATGCCGTGCCATGCCGGTGAACCTCGAAATTCAAATTCTGTGGACGCGCGAAGAAAGGGGGGCGCGCGTATCGGACCGAGACCGCCCTGGACTTTTGCCCTCCCCCCACCCTGTTCCGTTCAGCTTTCGGTGGATAACTCGGCGCGGCCGTCACGCCCGAAGCCGCCGTTCTCCCTCGCCGTCTTGGCGCTGTGGCAGCTGTGACACAGCGACTGAAGGTTGTCGTCGGCGTTGTTACCCGAGTCCCCATCGATGTGGTCCACGTCGGTTGCTGCTCGCACCCTGTCAGCCTTGGCGCACTCCCTACACAACGGCTCGCGGGACAGCCGCACCTCCCTCAGCCGGCGCCAGGCCGTCGAGTTGGTGGGCAGCGCACGCCGCGCCTGCCTGCGCCTCACCTGCTTGGCCGGCTCCTTGTAGGGACGCCAGCCCGGGGCGCGGTGCTGAGGGGGTCGCATCGGCATCAGTACGACTCCCCGTCAAGGTCCACGCGCTGCGGCTCCTGCTCGTCCTCCACTGGGTGACCGGCCTCCTCGCCGAGCAACTGGGCCACACACTGCACCAGCAACCCGATGTGTTCGGCCTGCGCCTCAAGCCCACCGACAAGGCGGTCGACGCGATCACCTGCTGAGGCTTCAAGGGCTTGGAGTCGATTGGTCAGCGCTGCGACTTCCGCCACCCGCGCATTGCGCTCCTCATGTAGCTCATCGCGCAACGCATTAATCGTCATGGAAAGCGACGCATCTCCGGCCGCTCGGCAGCCCTGCTCTGCTGCCAGTGCCGCCTCGAATCGCTCAATGCTCATCAGAACTCCTCCACATCCCAGCCGCCGCCATCCCGTTTGGCCTTCACCTTCACGGCAAAGAACCAGAACGGGAACATGGCCGCCGCGATCTTGATCTTGGCCCTGGCATCGTCCTGCCAGAACCCTTTGACTTCGTGCAGCTCCATGACGCCGTCCGCAGCCAAGACCGCGAAGTCCGGCGTGTAGAACGTGTTGTCGGCCAGCCGCAGCTTGATGCCCTCGAACTTGTGCCAGAGGATCTGGCCTGCCTGCTCCAGCGCGCGCAGCCGGTCGGCATAGGCCTGCTCGGTCTTGTTGAGCTGCCCGGTCTTGAGCCTGCCCAACGCGAGGTGGTTACCACCCTTGCTACGCCTCACGCTCGTCCGTCCTTGGGCTTTACTTCACGCAAGTGCACCGCGCGACGCACCCAGAACTCCACTCGTTCCCAGTTAGGCTCCAGCCCGGTCAGGTTCGCTACCAAGACAATCGATTGGATGTACCACTTGAGCCACCACCGTACGCGGACCTGCATAACCACAGACCGCCGGCCATTCCGACTCATGGGATCACCTCAGTCCGGTCCGCCTTCACGGTGGCCTGGCAGGCTCTGACTTGGTCGTCGGCGTCTCGCCCGACTCGAACAAGATCGCCCTGATCCTTTGCTCGTAGTTCGGCGAGCGCATCACGTTCGGCGGCGCCGGCTGCGGACTCGGACACACGGTTGGTTTCACACGCTGCCCACTGCCGGCGCAGCTGGAGGTTGCCAGCACGCAGGTCAGCAACAACAGCAGCAGGGACGGCCTCGGCCGCTTCCCGGTCTTGTTCATGCTTCGCTCCGATCTTGGCCAGCTCCTGGCCCTTGGTCTGCTCCAGCGCGCGAGCGCCCTGCTCTGCCTGCACCTGGCTGGTGAGCAGCTTCACTTCCTGCTTGCCGGAGGCGATGTCTGCACTGCGGTCCCGCCATTCCCGGCCCAGTAGGCACCCAGCAAGGAACAGCAGCAGGCCGGCGAGGATATGGGCGCGAGTCATTCATCGCCCCACGGATCGAAGCCAGCCTCACGCAAGACTGCCTTCAGCTCATCCCGAATCTCGGGGATTGCCTCATTGAGGGCAGCAAGACGAACGTGATCCGGCATCGGAATAGCCCCGGCAGCCGCGTAGTTGTCCAACCGGTCAGCCAGCTGGCCCAAACGCTCAAGCTGATCGTCGTTCACTCAAACCTCCACGCCCACAAGGGCTGTCATGGGTCCATTCCTATGTCGCCGTGCCAGTACGCCAGCGCGGCAACGACCAGGCCGGCCAGCAGGCCAATGCCCAGGTACATCACGGCGGCTCAGGCGGGATCACCGCCCCCAGCCCGCGAAGTAAGCCCTCCAGCGTCTGCACCCGCATGCGCAGCCGATGCGCCTCTTCCTGCGCCTCACGCCGCAGCTTGATTTCCTCATCCAGCTGGGTGCCCATCCGCGCCTGAGACTGTTCCAACCGGTCGATACGTTCCGTCAGCCCGCTAACTAGGGTGACGTTGGCGTCCGTCTCGGTCCGCTCCTTCTTGCGGCTGTTGATGACGCCCCAGACCTCCCGCACGGCCCAGAGAGCGAAGGCGCCACCTGCAGCCCACCACGGCGCGGTCGTCGGATCACCGTCCATCAGGCCAGAGCCTGGCGCACGCCAGCCTCAATCACAGCCTCATCCCAGAACAGCCCGCCGTTCTCGTGTCGGGCAATGGCCGTAACCATGCGCTGCAACGGCACCTGCTTGCTGAGACTGACAATCTCGCGGCTGCCAACCCCGACCTCGCGGGCCACCTGAGCGATGTAGGCCTCGGTGTTGTTCTCCACCGGCGGAGCCCAGCGGTTGATCATGTCGCGGACGGTCCGCAGGCCGTGCTTGTTCTGGTAGGTCAGCAGCGTCTTGGCCAGCGCGCGGAAACCTGCCTGCGGTGTCTCGAAGACACAAAAGCGCTTCTCGCTCGCCAGTGCCGCCGCACTGCGATCCTCACCACGCCACACGGTAGCGGTGCGGTCCAGGTTGCCCGGGTTGTTATTGCGCACGCCGCGCGGCTCCTGCTTGGTGCTCATGGGTGAATCCCCTGTATGGCATAGGTGCCCGTCACCACAGTCCGGCTGCGGTCGATGATTGGTCCGGTGAGGATTGACGGGCGTAGAAGAACCGATCACCACCGCTGCCTGGTGCCATACCAGCAATGGCGGAACTGGCGCGCTCACGCGCGGCACCGGCCCCAAACGCTTCACAGCGTGCGGCGGGCTTTGCGGTGCGGTGGTGATCGGAGTTGAAATGAAAAACCCCGCGCAATGGCGGGGCTTCTTTGCGGGTTTGGCCCTATGGGCCAATATCCCGAATGTATCTAGGCTATAGCTCAAAGCGGTCTGGCTGCAATAGACCACTTCGCTATGCAACTTCCCTCGTGCTCAGCGCGCGATTCATGTGCTCAACTGCGTCTCTTTCGGCATTCCTAAGTAGTGCAACAACCCATCCGTACATGCCCGCCCAGATGTTTCGATACACAGATTTGCTGCGCCCAATAGCGTTGGCGCGGGTGCGCTCCGACCACGTCACATAACCGGTTCCTCCGCACCGCGTGCATGGGACCATCGGGAAACCATGGCATGCGTCGCATGCAGAGCTTCCAGCAATCTCCTGCAGCGCCGCCAGCGTGATTGCACCCAACATCGATGCACCGTCGCGGGGCCAGCACTTCGCCTTCGCTGTGTCATATGCGGCCTGTGCATCCACGATGGCCGCACGTAACTCAGTCGGCACAGTCCTGGCGAACTCAGCCATGGCCTGATTGAAGTCCAGATCAAGCTGAGCATTCGCAAGGCAGTCGCGTTGCCGCTTCCACTCAACCCGTACCGCACCCAGCACATGGAGCCGCAGCTTCGAGGACGCGCGGACCTCGGTATCGAGATAGCAGCACTCCAGGACTTCACGGCCCAGGCCAGCAGGGACGAGCCCGAGCGCGTGGGCGATGTCGATGTTCTGTAGCCCGCCGGGGCCACCTGTCCCTACGTCGAAGCGAACAGTCTTGGCATTGAGCCGGGCAAGTAGTTCTCGTGCGTCGGTCATGCCGCTCTCCTGAGTTCGATTACGTGGGTTTGCTGCTCGATCAATTCGTCGTCGCTGCCATAGGTCTCGTGGAACACCCGCGATCCGTCCATCAGACTCGGGCCGTAGATCGCCCGGGTCTGGGCCAAGGTCTTGCCCTCATTGGGGTGCCGGCGGTGGTGCCAGACGCAAAGTGCGTAGCCGAACATGTGGCCTCGGCGGCGGTTGCCGCTCTTGGCGTGGTTGTAGTCGCAGCCGTAAACCACCCGGCTTGATCCCAGCAGGCCGGCGATGTTGAGTACCAGACAGGCCATGCACGGGCCAACCTTCGCCAGCTCGATTCGCTCGGCCTCGGCTGCAGTCGGGGTGCCAGTGGAGTGCTGCATCGCCATCAATCGAACCCCAGCTCCTGGGCAGCGCGCGCCATCGCGGCAGCTGCACTCTCCCGGTTGGACACGTTGGGTGTGGCCGGCCTCTCTTGGACCAATGCAGGAACGGCGGCCGGTAACGCGCCACCGGCGGAGACGTGCTGCAGCGCCTGGCTGTAGGCTGCGGCCACCATCCGGGACTGCTGGTAGCCATCGGCGGTGTTGAACGCATGCAGATCCATCAGCGAGCGCACCAGCACAGCCAGCGGGCTGCGGTCCTGCCCGGGGCGCAGCTCCTGCTCCACCTGGGCCAGCGACGGCAGGCCCAGGCACAGCGCGCGAAACTTCGCTGGGTTCGGCGGCCACTCCAGGCCCATGCGCATGCAGGCGGCCATGCCCTCCCCCAGCTGGCGCGGCAGCAGGCCCTTCAGCGCCAGCGCCCAGGTTTCGCCTGCCAAGGTCAGCGGGCCAGCCGCGGTGGCCGGTGCCAAGCCGTTATCCCGCTTCCACTTGCCCGGGAACATCGCTTCCATCCGCTCCCACAAGTTCCACAGCGCATCCATGGCGCGCTGGCTGGGCTCACCCGACAACGGCGAACTCGACGTCGATGACATCCCCTGCCGGCTGGCCTCGTCCCGCTCCGCCTGGGCGGCCAGTGTTGCCACCGCCATGGCGGCGCTCGTATTCGGCTCGTGCTTGGGCGACTCCGGCGGCAGAACCTTCTGCAGTTGATCCATGGGCGTTGGCTCCAATCTTCGGGATTACGGGCAGCGACAGGCCGGCGGCCATGGCGTCGCGGAGGGATTGATTCGGGTCGCCGCCGGATGCGGCGAGGGCTTTCAGCGTCGGCAGGATCTGCAGCCAGCCCTGCACCGACAGCGTCCGACCGGATACCCGGCGATGGCGAACGAATTGGGCAAGCACCTGGTGATCGATCCAGTCGGGCAGCGAACCCAACGGCGAGATCTCGCGATCGATGTCTGCCTCGGTCAGTTCGTTTCCACACACGCGGTGTGTGTTCTGACGGTTCCCTTTAGTTTCTGACGGTTCCGTGTCCCGTTTTTGGGACTGTTTCGCGGAAAAACGGGACTGTTTGGCGGGAAAAACGGGACTGTTTCCCGTGCTTTTTGGGACTGTTCCGTTTTCGGAACTGTTCCGCTTTTGGGACTGTTCCGCTTTTGGGACTGTTTGAGGTTGGTCACCACCCAGCAGCCGGTAAACGATCACCTGCTTCGTGTCGCCCATGCGGCGCCCACTGTCCTCGATAAAGCCCAGCTCACGCAGACGCACAAGGTTGGCCAGCACCGTCTTGCGGTCCTGCCCTGTCGCTTCGGCCAGATACGCCACCGATGGGTAAGCCAGCCACGTGTCACCGCTGGCGCAGTTCGCCAGGACGGTTAGCACGAACTTTGCTGAGGAATGCTTGATGGGCAGCTTTAACGCCCAGGTGATCGCCTCGACGCTCATGACGAAGGGCCTGCTGGTCGGTGCATCGGGGAAATTGTCTGTGTCACGCCATTGCTCCTACTTCCTCCTGCATACCCGCATCCCTCAACCGTGCAGGAGTTCGGCTGTCCCTCCAGGAGCTACCTGGCGGTTAGAGGGGCGGGATTCGGTTAGGGGCGCTTACGCGCCACCGGTGGTTTCTTCTCGTCAGCCTTGGCCAACACAAGCCACGCCTCGTACTTCTTGATCTTTTCCCGGATGCCGCTAAGGCGGGCTTGATGGATGTAGCGGGAGCGGCCGCCCGGTGACCCGTTCGCCTCAATTTCCGCAAGAGTTGCGCGCGCATCAGCAATCAGGCGCTCCAGATACACCGTGCGCTTCTCGTCCCATTGGTGGGGCGGCTTTCCAGCAGCCCGAGCGCGCTTGTCCAACTCATCCCGAAGCTCTTTCACCGTGAAGCCAGCCAGCGAGGAACGAATGGCCCGGCTCACTTGTCGCCCCCCAGCAGTGCGACGAAACGGCGCTGGATAGTCAGGGCGGCAATCACCACGTCGTTGCAGCGGTCGATGATCGTCTTTGCGTGCGGGCGGTCTCGCTCATCAATCACACCGTCGGCGATGGCTGGCGTCAGAGCGCCTACCAGTGAGCCGAAGTCCGTCATCAGAACGCCAATTCCGGCCGTGTCTGCGTCAGCGGCTATCAGGCTCAGCCGGATGGGCAGCAGGCCGCGCCGCGCCGCCAGATCCCGCTCGCAGTCGCTGCGGTAGGGTTCGGGCAGGCTCAGGACCCATGCGTCCTCCAGGTCGGCAGGCAAGGTCTTCACCGTGCCGTCCATGTACCGGCGCAGGGCCTGGCCGTTGGCCTTGAGTGCGTCGGCCAGATCGTCACCCTGTCCCATCCGGAGCGGAACTGCCTTCTTGTCGTGCCGGTGCGGGGCGGTCATTGCGAAGTACTGCTCCGCAACGTGCATCGCGAAGCTGTTGGCGTTCATCGCCGTTTCGTTGAGCATCTTGTCGGTGTAGCCGTAGATCACCTGCTGGCGCGAAGGCAGAAACTGCCTCCCCAGCTTCATGACATCGCCGGTACCGGTTGCCAGACTGGCTCCCATGGACGGAATCGAATTCATCTCAGGCGGTCTCCACCGGAACGATGCGGTTGTCGTCGGGATCTGCCGGCGGCACTTCAACTGCGGCAGCCGGCTGGACGCCGAGCAGACGCAGCACTTCGGGCAACGCCGGCAGCGCGCGCTCCTCCTCCCAGCCTTCAACCTGCTCCAGCGGAAGCTGCAGGACGGTCGCCAGCTGCTTGTCGCTGGACAGGCCCAGCCTGGCGCGCAGCGCGCGCTTGCTCATGCGGCAATCAAGCTCAACGGCCAATGCCCTTGGACAACTGACAGAGCTGGCACCGTCCGTAGTGCGTCCAAAGACGTCAGTGCGTGTGACACGGGTGTACGGAGGGATACCTCGATACTTCCAGTTCTGGACACGCTGGGTGCCCTTTGGCATCTCAAATCCCAAGCTTCGGGCCACGTCGGCCGGGCCACCGAGCGCATCTATCAGCTCGGCATCCTTGTGCATGACTTTGTCGGTCGAGTTCATGCCCAAATTAAACACGTTGTTTAAATCACAGTCAACGCCGCGTTTAACAACACGGCGTTTAGTCCCGCGACAATGGCCCATGACCGAAATGCACTCTTCCATGAAGCGCCTTTACGCTGCGGCTGCTCAGCTGGAGCCCGCGATCAGAGGACAGTCAGCGCTTGCAAGGGCGCTAGGCCAATCCCCGCAGACCCTAAAGAACTGGGAGTCTCGATCAACTGGCGTTTCAGCAGCTGGCGCAAATAGGGCGCAGCAAGAGCTAGGGATTAGCTCGACTTGGATTCTGGAAGCACACGCGCCAATGTTCATAGGCGGTTCGTCCACTGTCTCTACTCGTGCGACGCCAGACGACTATGTTCGCGTTCAGCAACTGGAGGCCACGGCAGGCATGGGAGAAGGGGTGGAAAACCCGGATTTTCCGGAGGTTATTCGAGCGATAGATTTCGAGCCAGGCTACATTCGTAGCATTGTAGGATTCGTGCCT